AATAACATTAACCACAAAGAGTAACCAGCACCTAAGGTAGAAATACCTAACTGTCTAGATTTTAATACTACAGAATAAGGGTTTTCTTGAAATAATTGTAATACTTTTTCTTGGAATGGGTATAGATTAAATGGGATACGTCCACGTTGGGGATGCTGAATATAACAGTATTTTTTCATAAAATGTGTTGGGTCAGCAGCACACTTAATATATTCAGATTGAATTATTTTTCTTAAATCTTGACTCATTTACCTATCTTCCAATATAGACGGCCTGTAAAGATAGGTTGGAAATTTTGATCAACTCCTACCCCAAAACCGTATGCATTTCTTTTTTTATTAACGTACATTAATTCACCGTTAATGCTTTGTATTTGTTCTTGATTACCACTTACCGAAGCGCCCCAAAATAATTCGCGTTTGTAGAGGTAAGTAGTATTAGTAATTGTAGTTGTTGGGATGAATATGTTGGATTGAACATCTCGTTTTGATATTAAGTTACGAGTAACCGTATCATTTATCACTATAAATCCAAGGCTATCAACCTTAATAGTATCAGTGTAAAAATACTTAGCATAATAATCTCTTAAAATACTCATAGTATCAATTGGCGCCTGAAAGGTGTCAATATTAACTATTGTCTTTCTAATATATTTTGGAACATATTCTTTTGTTGCAACCTTTAATGTATCCCATCTAGTTATTACTTCTGTAATAGTCTGTGGTTCTACTGGAAGTGTAGAAGAGCAGCTTTTTTGATAAAACAAAAGAACTGCTAATACTACAATTAGTAAAGTTTGTATATTTTTAAAGTAACCCTTCAAGTTCCTTCTTAATTTTAGTTAAATCTTTTAAGCGAGCTAACAGTCTTTCTTTATCTTCACCTTCTGCTTTTTTCCATTTGTTAACTACAGCTTTCATCTCTTTAGTTGTATCTTGTAGTTTACGAGAAATAGTAGATATTGAATCGTCCTTTTTAATATCTTTAGCTGTTGGTTCTACATCATCATCTTCAGTTAGATCCGCTTGTAATGCCTTAGTTTTTTCTAATTCATCATTATATGCTTTAGCTGTATCTACATCTTCTTGAGATACTTCCGTAAGCACATCTACAATGGTTTCTTTGATATATTCTGCTAATTCTGAACGTTTCATTATAATATTGTTTTATTATAAATATTACAAAGAAATCACCTCTAGCATTTGCTCAATGCGTTCTTCGGTGCTACCTGATAGTGTATTGAGATTCTTAAAACGATGTTTATTTGAATCAATAATATTACTAATAGTAAAATCGATTAAATCTCTATAATCTTCATTTGTTTCTCTAATACCATTATCTTCCATTTCTACTCCTACTGGAGAGACATAAAATACATAATCGTATTCTCTAATAAAACGTCTAGCATATTCTATAAACTCATGCTTATCAACAGCATTCATAGATTTAGATGCTTTAGCAAACGCCATAACATCAATTACAGTTCTATCTGTAATAATATCATCCACCATTAATTCACTAGTACGCTCAGCTAAAAATACTGTTTGTCCTTTTAATGTTGAATCAGTATTCAATGGAATACCTTGAGCCATTAGTTCTTTAGAACGTTCTGTTCTAAACATATAATCTTTAAATTCGTCTCGCTCTTTAAGAGCATTAACAAGTGTGGTTTTACCCACGCTCATTGTACCACATAAACCTATTTTCATAGTTGATTAGCTTTTTCTAACAATTCAGATGAAGATTGAATTTTACCTCCACCAATATTCCAAATCATATCAATGTTATAGGCATTACAAAATCCTTGCTCTGGTGTGTTTTTATTAGTTCTATCACCACCATTAGCAAAAGCAATTGTGCAGTTAGGGTATAATTGTTGAACTTGAGTTAATAAGTTAATTGCTGAACCTTCTGCATCATCTTTAAATGCCATAACTTCATCAACATACTGAAATGCTTCTAAGATCTCACTTCTTTCAGCAAAAGACATAAATGCTTTTCCTTTTTTATTAACTAACCACTTATCAGAATTAGCACCACAAATTACTTTATGTCCTAGTGCCTTTGCACCTTTAAACATTCTAACATGACCTTTATGTACAGGATCAAATCCTCCACTTACAATTACAATATCGTATTTTTTCATTTTCTTCCGTATATATCGTTTAATCTAATAATATCATCCTCACCAAAATAAGTTCCGGTTTGAACCTCTATGAATATACAATCTTCTTCGTAGGGATTCCAGATGTTATGTTTCATTCCTTGAGGAATATAAATAGCATCTCCAGCTTCTTTATCATATTCAAAATCATCAAGTTTCACAACCGCTTTACCTTGTACCAAGACCCAACGCTCAGAGCGCTGGTCATGGTATTGATATGAAAGTCTTCCACCTGGTTTGACTGTGATTTGTTTTACCTTGCAGTAATCACTTTCTAGTAAATTTTCAAATTTACCCCAAGGACGTTCTTCAGTATAATTCATTAATTTCTATAATCAGTTAGCAATGCTTTCATTGATTGGTTTTTATACCAAGGTAAGCCTTCACGCTCTTGCATAATAGTACTATAGGTTTCTTCATCATATTGAATACCATTTAGGTAAAATGATTTTACCATTTCACAATCTGAAGAATGAGGTTCAATAGCTGGTCCATCCCATCTATGAAATTTCCAGTTTTCTTCACCTACATATTTTGCTAAATGGATGATTGCACCTCGAGAGTTAATCTCTTTGTACTCATATAATTTGTTTTTTTTAGCCATAACTTATTTTAATTTATTAAATATACGAAATTTAGAAATGTTCTACAAATTCAGGGAATTCATTTGGGAAATGTGATTCCAAAATATAATCTGTAACATAAATGCCCTGTGCACCCGAAACTGTAATACCACGAGCTGATAAAGCATCACCTACAAAATGGACGTTATCGTAATCTACTAATGATAAATCACTGTAATTTACTAATGGTTCAGGGGATAGATACTTTACTTCAGGAATATAAACACCCCAATCATCTCCTAATGTTGGGAATACTTTTTTCATGTCTTCGATGAAATCATCGATATATGAGTAGTAACCTTGGAATGCCTCTCTTACTTCATCCATTTGATCAATAGTAACAGCACTTACATCCTCACCTTCAGATGTAGTAGATGGAGTACGTGTTGGGCTATAATACAAACCTGTACCATCTTTATTTACTTTGGATACTAAATCTCTAGACCATTTAAATGGTTCTTCGATACCATTGACTTCCATCAAGATACCAAAGTTGGTCATATCGTTTCTGTATTTTTCGTCTTTTTTGGCGTGTCCATTGTAGCTATGATCTCCATACGTTTCTTCAACGGCAACATAAGCTGCGTTGTTGTTAGTACAGAAGGAACGTAACGAGACGCCTTCTTCTTCGAATTTTCTGTATAGTTTAAAATCATAACTAATATCAATTAGTTTCTGGAAGTGTTTTTGTGGGGCCTCAAATCGCACCCCAATTTGTACTGGTTTTGGTTCAGTAGGTAGTTTATAATCATCTGCTAGTTGTTTACCAAAATCAATACCTGATTTACCAACTGCAAACATTAGACGATCATAACTAATAGGCCAATTTTTAGGATTGATAAATGTTTCTTCTTCTCCTATAAATAATTCTTGAGCATCAAAATCAATTGAGGTTACTTTAGTCTCCCAAATAAACTCAACACCATTATCAACTAAGAAATCGTACCAATTTTTACCAATCTCGTGTAGGTAATCTGTACCAACGTGCCATACAGGGAACAAACGCAAACCAAAATATGGTTTAATAAAATCTGGTTCCGCTATTGGATTTGAACATTGTACTTCCTCTGGTTTAGGATGGAAACGTTTAAAATTGTTGATTACCTCATCAAACAATTCCATTGCTTTTTCCTCACCACAATACTTAGACATATGACCTCCAATAGCTGTGTGGTAAGTTAATTTACCATCGCTCCAACCACCAGCACCAAGGAAGCCTGTCATTACTTCCGAATATGGTCTGCGATATGGATCTTTACCCATATCAATAATGGTGATATTTTTTCCAGGAAATCCGTTGTCTACAAGTTTGGTTGCAGCATTAACACCTGCTACACCAGCGCCTACGATTACTAGTTTTTCTGCCATTTACTTTTATTTTTAACCCTTAAATATACGAAAGATATTTCAGGAATCCAAGTTGTGGGGCCACAGCTCCCATAAAAAATTGAATTAGAATCGACTGGCTATGAATCAGTCTAGATGTATCTTGAGTGTTAATTTACCCGTACCTTTTATAACACGGTGCCACTCGTGACGTTTGATAAATATACGACTATTTAGTGAGATAGGCAAGCTATCTTCAAGTTGAATTGCCCAGTCTGTCTCTCCTAAAATCTCGATTGTTCGGTCTTCATCATCTCGATGCCACATTAACTCAATTGGGTCAATGTCGTCTCCGAATTCACGAATAATGTATTTGTCTGTAATCTCTAAGTCGGTGTATGGTTTACCAGAACCCTCCGAAGTTTGATTTGAGTCCGAGTAATTTTGCATAACGTGGTAAGCGGCAAGACCAATATCCTGCTTTAGTTTTATCCTTCTTTTGAGCACAATTATGACGTTTTGCAAACGCGTTACGTGCTTTTTTATCATTGATTTTAGCTCTTAGACCACCTGAACCAAAACGCACTGTTTTTATTTTTTTGGTTTTAGGATCTTTAACGTAAACCTTATATGCTTTACCTCCTGAGGAGTCACGCATTGGTTTATTTAATTTTTTATTGTTTTTCTTAGCTTTCTTTTTAGCCTCATCGATTTCACCCTCAGTTAATTCGATGGGAAAATCTAATGGTACTTTTTGACCTTCAACTATACCGAAATGACCTAAATCTGTTTCAGTTAATACTTCAAGATCATTGTCAGTTACCTCTAATATACCACGTGTGTATAAAGCGCGGGCTTCAGCCCATAATTCGAAATATTTTTGCGATCCAGCACGGTACACATGCTCCGTAAGAGGCATGTTGTTATCCATGTGATATTTCAAACCTTCAGATAAGATTTCCTTTGGAGCTAAACTTTCGTTTAGCATTACTGGTTTAGTTGGGCTACAACCTCCACATCCACAATCACACATAGTTATATTTTTTTAATTTTTTGTACTTCTAAAGTGCCTTGGGTATTACCATTATTCCTAGCGTTAATAGATACAGAATAGGGTTGACCACCTTTCTCAATTTTGAAATCTATTTTTAAACCTCCAAATGCAGATGTATCATCTATTTGGATTGGGTCATAATCTCCATCTACATTATATAAAATAACATTTTGACCTTTTTCAAATTTATCTACTTTACCAGGGGCACCTGTCTTTTGGCCTGTTACTTTAAAGAAAGTTGGGTTTACTTTGGTTAATGAAAGAGCAAATCCTACTAAAGCAACAATTGCTTCATCTACTTTTTCAGTTGGGAACTGTCTAAATAAAAATTCAATTGATTTTAAAGCGGCGTATTTACCTCTTAAGAATCGAGTTTCATCTTTTAACTTACCATCTTCAATATCATATTTGATATTTGAGTTACCGCCTACTAATTTTTGGATTTTATCCCTTAATTCTTTAATACCATCAATATATTGTTGGTTATCAAATCCAATCTCATCTTTAGTTAAGTTGTAATCTTCTTTGGCTGAAGCATATTTGTTTAGTAAGGCTTTTGCTTTACCACCTTGAGCATCAGCTTGCTTTAATGATACAGCTGTAAGTGGTTCAGAATCTCCACCCCACTCATCATTAAATAACTTGTTAAGTAATTCAATATTATCTATCCCTGATAAATCTACATTTCCTAATTGAACGTATAAATCACCTGGACACCACTTATCAGCAGGGAAACCAGTTAATGACTGGGCCATACTTCTAATTTGGTCAAATAAACCCGTTCTGATTAATTTTTGTCCTGGGTACTTATCTTTAATAGCTAGTGCTGATGATAAAGGTTGGTTGATAAAAGTAATATTACTTGTTTTATTATCTCCAGATGTAGCTTCTAAGTATTTTACTACTTTTTGAGAAGCCTCGCTAGTTTCACCAGGAATACCTTTTGAAGCAATTTCAATTAAGTCGTTAACTCTACTTTCGTAATTTTCTTTATTAAATGGAGAATCAATATTAGTAATGTAGAATAAAGATACTAATGCTTCTTTAACATCGGTATCACTAGCAGCCTCATTTGAAGCTCCTTTAACTACTAATTTATATTTTTTACCATTAAAATTAATAGCCGCACTCCCTAATGAAGAACCCCCACCAACTTCCATTTTAAAATCACTTAATGATTCTTCTTTATCAACTAATGCTTTTAATTCATCGTAGACATCTCTACGCATTGAATCAGATTGACCACCTCTATTAGGGATATCTGAGAATACTAATTTAATAGTATCTCTACCAGATGTTTCTAGATCACCATAATCTTTAATATTAGTTTTAATAAGGGAAATTAAATCTTGGTTTTCTAAAATTAATTCTTCACCTAAAATATTAGATAATAACGATTCTAACAAAGCAATATCCTGCTCATTATTCATGTCAGGATACCCTTTATCAAATTTGTAAGCGTATTTTTTAAAGAATTTATCTAATACGTCCATTATACTTCTACGTCTGTTTCTGTATCTACTTCTACATCATCTACACCAGCATCAACTGTTACATCAGTTGAGGTTTCTTCTGGGAAATCACCACCTGAACTACCTGTATCGAATTCAGCTGCATCTACTTCTCCTTCAATATTGGGAGCACCATATCTTAAAATACGAGCA